GCCGGTTTGAGATTGTCCATCATATTGACGGCGACAGACTCAACAATGACATCGGGAATCTCGCACTTTACCCGGGCATCCATGCCCACCTCCGCAATCACATCGGAGGGTTTCGCTCCGAGACACACAAAGAGTGCTCGCGTTGCCATTCCATCAAACCTCGGTCGGAGTTCGGTCGAGGCCACCTGCCGGGCAGGGACCGGAATGAATCCCGCTGCAAGAGTTGTCGGGCAATCGTGCAGTACGCACGGCACCACTCTCCTCAATAAGGTCGGCATTAGACCAACCCCCGCTGTGCTCGTATATTTGGCATGTCCCTGTACCGGTCACAAAGAAGGCCGATGGCCGAGTACGGAGACTCCGCCGTCGGCCTGCTAGTTTCCGTTTTGCGCGGCCCCTGCCGGTGCTACACCGGTGTTTCAGCGGGCTGGAGCGCCGCGATCAGATCGGCCTTCGTCACCCCGACGTACTTGATCCCGCGTGCCTTCGCCATTGCTCGTAGGTCGGCATACGTGCTCCCCACAACGCCCGGGGTTGTGCCCTCGGCCTCAGCGTCCGGCTCGTTGCCGGGTTCGGGTGCCTCTGTCGGCTCTGGCAGAACCGTCGAGTTACTCTCAAGGGGGATGGTCGCCGCCATCGTCACAGATACGTTGCCCTCTTCGACCCCCGATATGTCCTCTGCCCCTGTAGGCCCAGTGGCAGCAATCGGCTCTTCTGCAGTCGGGTCTGGGATCGCTATGGCCTCTGTCTCCACTGGAATGGTCTCGACTACGAGGTCAGCGCCGCCAACATCCTCGACCGCAGCCCCGACTGTCGGGGGTTGCCCCGGCAGCAGTTGAACACAGAAACCCCGATCGCCGGCGAAGGCCCAGGTCTGCTCCAGCGTGCAGATCCCGTCCCCGTTCTCGTCGAACAGGACAGCGCCATACGAGGTGTCGACCTCGCCGGATAACCCATCGACGTGTATCTGGTAGCGCATAATCCTCACTCCTTAGCGGTCGGTAGGCGAGACGCTGCGTTGATGCAGCCTACTCCACCACCACCATGTCGCTCGGGATGTAGTAGACGACCAGGATCTTTGACCCGTCCGCCGCGTAATTGGTGTGTGGCGCCCAGGTGCCGTTCCTGTCGGCATTTGCGGCCTGGCTGGCAAGCACAACCGTACCCCGGGTGGCGTTAGTCATCTGAACTCCGTCGGCGGTGCCGAACAGGATCGTGTCTGCGCCTAGTGGCCGGTCCAGACCCATGACTATGCCAGTGCCGATCTTGATTGTCTCGGAATCTGCCTTGGCCGGCACACGGAACTTCTGGTAGGATGCAAAGGCGACCTTGCCGGCGACCGGCGTGGCCCCGTTGAGGGCTATCGTCTCCGACACGTAGCGGCCCTTGATGTCCCAGCCGTAAGCGACGAGGTTCCCCGACTGGCTACCGCTGCAGACCGCCACGACGTTGCGTGGAAAGTCCGGCGCGTCCTTTACGAAGCCGGCGGGCGTTCCAAGCACCCAGTCGGCGGCAGAAGCTGGCAAGGCAGTCGTTGTGACGAAGTAATCGTCGTCGGCCGCCAAGGGCGCTGCCCAGGACTGCTTGTGGATCGGATAGACGCCCTTGAGGGCCTCAATCGGCACCTTCCTCTCGCGCATCCCGAACACATATCTGTCGATCGTCGCGCGTACGCTCATTGCTTATTCCTCTCTCCAGATGCCTGGGCAGGGAGCCCTGCTCGCCTGCCCAGGCATGAGCCTCTTATGCACTGCGGGCTATGTCAGCCCCGTAACGCTATGTCAGCATTCCGACATTTCGGAAGCTGATACATTTGCTCGGCGCGTACAGGACTGGTGTGCCGTACAGTAATATCAAGAAGGGCTTGGCCGTGCTGACGATCGCCAAGGGGAGCTTCATCAGTGGTGCGAGTTGCTTGAACGCGACTACCTGATCGGAGTCCCACGTGAACCCCATCGCGATCGAGCAATTCTCTCTCGATTGGTTCTCGTCCACGTAGGCGATCGTGCCGCTGGCGTCAGGCTTGGGCAGGGTGGCGATCAGCGACGCCTTGGTTATATCGTCAACGCCCTTGCTCCTGTAAACCCGGGCCTGAATGGCCCCGGTCTGCCAAGATCCAGTCAGGATGCTCAAGGTCACCTTATAGCCGGTTGCTGTCACCGCAACGAATTTCATTGTGGTGGCCGACTCCCGGCCCTGCCTGTCGATGCTCGACAGGTAGTAGTAGTACGTGTCGATCTCCATCTTGGAGCTCGGCTGCGAGGCTGCTGCGATCGTGATGTTGCTGCCGTTCGCCGGAGCGCTCGGAGCACCGGTGTCGCCGGCAGCCTTCGGTCTGCGCAGTCCAATGAACACGTCCGAAAGCAGTTCGCTCTCTCCATTGGACCCCATGTAGAAGTTGAAGTTGATCCCCCAGCGGCCGTCCGGGGTCGGCGGCATGTTCTGGCGCTGGGCAGGAAACAACTGCTTGGCGAGATCGGACTTCGCCCTCGGGCTCATGTAGAGCACGTCCAGCTTTCCGAAGTGCGTCCTCGTGATCTGCTGACCGAGCTCCAGGTACTCCTCCGAAAGCGGGTTGCCCTCGCAGTCGATGATGATGTCCTTGAAGTCGCCGCTGGGCCACGCCGCAGCGGTGTACGGTACGGTGTTGTACGTGCCCGTGTACGGCACAACGCCTGTGAACTTCTCCATCAACGCAGGGTAGCCATCCCAGGCGAGCAAGTTTGTCCGGTTGTCCGAGTAGAACATGCCGGCCTCGACGCGAGCCAAGAGCTCCAGAGTTCCTATCTGTGTCTGGTGCGCCTCGATGTCCTGGACGATGTTCCGCACGAACGTCGCGGCCAGCGTCACGGCCTTCTTGATGACCATGAACCGGACAGTTGCGATCTGGCGGCTGTAGGTCTGGTCCTGCTCGACCCACTGCTCCGCGGCTACGGTCTGGTCCGGGTTCTCACCGACGAACGCTGGCATCTCGATCGCCAGCTTGTCCAATCGGCTGTACTCCTCGACAGTCGAGAAGGCGGTTTTCTTCGCCATCCTCTGCCAAAGTGCAAGGTCAGATGCCCTGTACGTGAGAAGTTTTAGAGTATTTTCCAGGCTTTGCACTTTAAGCGCTTGGCCACCTGTTGCACCCTCCCCGACAATGGCCTGGCCGGTTGTTAGGGCCTTCTGCAGCTCCTGCACCTCGAAGGCACTGGAGATCCCGAAGCCCCCCATTAGGTCCGTGTAGTTTGCAAGACCCACGAACTGGTCTGAAACGCCAATCATTGACACTTCCTCCTTTGCGTAGTATTCGTGGGCAACGTCAAACTACGGCTGCTCTGGTAACGTGGGGCTGCTTCTTGGGTCTACTCGACGCCGATGCCAGCAAGCGCCTTGGCCAGAAGCTCGTCCGGGTACGCCGGGTCCTCTGCCCTGGTAACCCAGTCGGCCTCCAGCTTGCCATCCTGGCACGCCTTCATGATCAACTTCTGCGTCTCCTCGCGGGATTTCCCGCCGCCGGACTTCTCGATCGGCGGCGTGTTGACGCCGTACGGTTTGCTCTTCCGCTCCTGCGGCTCTTTGCCCATCTCCTCGATGGCCGCGCCGAAGCTCTTGACGAGCTCGCCCTGAGCGTTGATGGCCTCAGCCTGGCTCTTGACCAGCTCGCCATGCTCCAGGACGGCGTCTCCGATCTCCGCCAGGCGGGAGTCGATGTGCCGCGTCAGGCGCTTTTCGATGGACTCCAAAGACTTCTCGATGGCCTTCGAGAACTCGGCCAGGAACGGCGAGAGTTCGAGTGCCTCTGCGGCCTGGTCGTCCTCCTTGAGGGTGTCGGTCAGCGACTTCCGGCCTGCGCCGCGCTTTTTCTCCTCTTCTCGCTCTTCGGCCTCTTCCTCGTCCTCGTCGCCCTCCCTGTCCTCATCCTCGTCCTCCAAGTCCTCTTCCTCTTCGTCCTTCTCCTTCCGGTCGAGGATGTCGTCGACGTCTTCGTCCTTACGCTTTCCCATAACTGCGTACCTCCTGCATCACAGGCACGCCACGGCTATCTACACTGCTAAAGTGCCGCAGTCGAGAAGTTATGCTGGAAACTTCCCCTGCGAGCGGCTGTCGTCGAGCGCGTTCTCCGGCGGGTCGGGCACGCCTTCCAGGTCGTTACCACCCGGCTCGGTCGGCTTTTTCTTCTTCCGCTTCTTCTCGTCCGGGACTTCGCCCTGAGAGCGACTGTCGTCGAGCGGCTTCTCGGGCGCCTCGATCTCGCAACCCGACTGGTTTCCCTCGACCGCTTTCTTGAGAAGTTCTTGCCAACCCTCATGGGGTGTGGTTTGGTCTACGCCGTACCCTGCCGAAAGCGACTTGCAGACCTCTACCTCGCCTCTGGAAATCGCCTTGGCGACGTCGTCTTCCGACGTCTCGGCGAGTGCCATCCAGACCCCGATGTCAAGCTCGGTCATATCGGCCGCTGGCGACCACCCCTGGGACTTCGCGATTCCCGCAGCCCAGGCGGGGCTGTGCTCGCGGGCCGCCGCTGCCAAGGCTACCTTGAAGGCCCTAACCTCTTCGGGCGGGTGCAGGACTGCCTCTTTCGGCTGTGTAAGCGTCCGCCACGCCTTCACGATCTCGCCCGGCATCATCGTCTTGATGGACTGAAAATCTAAAGTTGGCACTTGACTCTTTGCCTCCTCCTGACAAACGGACTGTGTGAGTTCGTACGCGCCCTCGTGAGCACCCGATTTCCGAAGGTCCTCGCGACCCTCCAAGCGCTTCTGCGAC